ATTATCAGGTGGTAATGTATCATCTAACAATGTTTTCTTAATATTCATTCTTAGATCGTTAATAACAATTTGTGATACATTGAAATCACCAGAACGTGGCAATGGTGCTAGTGATGCACCTTGTGGTCCACCATTCCTAGCAACTGGTATAATAGAACCAGGTGTAATTCTGATGTTTGATGGATTGATAACACCATCATCTGCCGCTGTGTATACTCCAGCACAAGCAATAGATGCATTCTTTAATAGTAGCTCTAATGTTTTGTTTAATGTTTTAATATCTGGGATAGCAGTTACCAATGGTCCTCTACCAAATACTTCACCAGCTACTTTCATATAACGTGATACCACCCAAGGTGTTTCATTCATTCTTCTGTAGATTAACTCTTCACCTGTTTTCTCATAGACTAAATGATAGCAGAAGTCTTTTCTTTCTGGATCTATTATCACAGCTTCTGTTAGTTCTACTTGCTCTTGAGGTTTATTCTTCATTAGTGTTAATAATGATGAAGGCATCTCTGCATCAGGGAACTCTCTTTGAATAGCCTCAACTCTTAGTTTGTATTTACGATACACATTATCAACTGTACCACTTGGACCTTCTTCTAATGCTATTAGGTATTGTGGTATTGCTGTAAATTTAATTGGGTTAATGTCATCACCTTCTTGTACTAACATAACCGCTGTTCCTACACAGAGGTCGAGCAGAAACTCTCCGATAGCCAAATCAAAGTTTGACTGTCTTAGTACTGTAAACATCTTGTCGAGGTAAATATCAAGTGCTTGTTGTACTTCTGCTCTTCTCTCTGGTGGAATATCATCCCCAGGTTCTAACCGACACCATTTCTTGTAGGGAGGGAACAAGCCTGATTGGATTCGATTAGCGAACCTTTGTGTGGAATGAATAGCTGTACTGTCAAATACCATGTTCATTTTATTCTGACCAGGTACATGACCTTCGTAGTATCCGTCATATAAATTTCTTTGAGGTAAAGCGTATCTGTAGCAATCCTCATATACTGTTCTCCATAGATCTTTTCTGCCAAAGGCTTTCTTAGATCTATCCATTACTTGTCTTGCATCTAATCTCATCATGATTTTTTGTTCCTTTGTGCAAAGTTTCTAGCCGCTTCTTTTGAACCAAATCCCCAAGCCTTGAGAGCTAATGCAAGTCTTGTTGGTCTGCCCTTACTATCTTTCATTGGACCATCCATACCAGAAAATCGTGCCGCAAAGCTAACACGCCTACCATCTGTTCCAGATTTCTGTGGTGCTTTTAGGTTAGATCCTTCTTTCCTGTTGAAGTATTTTCTACCTGCTTCGTTAAGTCCGCCTGATGGATTTTGATATTTCTTAGCTACCATAATTACCCCAAAGTGTTATTTTCGTTTTGTAATGACGTTCCAAAACCGAACAAACCCATAGATCTTTCTTTCTTTGTTTTAACTACGTCTATAGCAGACAAACCTTTTTTACGTGGGTCTATTGTAATTTCTTCTGCTTGCACAAGATAAGATTCTTTTTCTGATTGACCATATAATGCCTTTACCCCGCCTGTTGCTTTTACAACACCAGTTTTTAAATTTCCTTCAATAGGACCAGAGGCATAAGCTATTCCACCTATGTCTGGTTTTCCGATTTCTCTTTCTGCCATTTCTTTTTCGAAACCAGTTATTTTTCTAATTGTTTTTCTGGTCGGAGACCTGCCACCCATCATTCTGTCTATTATAGCAATCTGTCTTGTTTTATAATCTTCTAAATTTTTTCTACCTTCTTCTGTGTCTGAAAAATCAACTTTTTTGCCACTACTATATACCAGTGGTTTGTAGCTACTTCTGTTAAGTTTAGCTCTTCTAGCCGCAAGTTTAGAAAACATTGACATTAATCCATCAAACCTTTTCTTTTTCTTTTCTTAGGAAAACCTTTTTTCATATTGTCGTAGGCTTCCTTACTAATTGTAGAATTTTTCTTTGAACGAGAAGTTCCTGCTTTTTTCCTTTTGTTTATATTATCGTAAAGTCCTGGCATTAGTTTGTCTCCACTTGTGATTGATCTAAGTCTCTGTACTTAGGGTTGCGAATATGTGTCATCTTCTATCTCCACCCAATGGGTTTCTGATACCCCCAAGGCTACCTGTTACTTGTGTATTACCTTGTTCATCATCAACTGCTGTAAAACTTAATGTTAATCCACCACGAGTTCTACTTCTTGGTCTTGTTGCATTAGGATCTTTTGTTAAGGCAGGTGCAGTAGTCTTAGCCACTTCTTCTCTTGCTGTTTCTGGTGGAGCCACTTCTACTCTTGGAGCTGGCTTTGCTCTTCTTGGTGAACCGCCCATTATCTAAATCTCCCTGTTTGGAATGGGTCTCTAATCTGTTGTTCTGCTGGTTGTGGACCAGTCTCTTGAATACCCAGTAATCCACCTGAACCCAGTAAACTTCTTGGATCTGTTCTCATAGCTCTACGTCTTGCGGCAAGTGCGGCTGTTTCTTTCTTAGTCTCTGCATCTGCGGCGGCTTCTCTCTCAGCTACCAGCTTCTTGCTTTCCTCTAACTCTGGTGGTGGAGTATACTTTGGTTTAGAGAATAACATACCCATATTACTAGTCCTTTCTTATCTTGCTATATATTATCATATCTTTTTGGTCAAAGGTATATTTTTTTAACACCCCTTCCCTTTTAAAAGATATACTTTCAATCCATTTGATTGCTCGAATATTACTAGCTAAGACTGTAACATGGATTCTGTGTAAATTCAACTCTTCCATTATCAGATCCATAAACCTTTTTGCACCTTTATGGAACTTAATCTTGTGTTTACTGACCAAATGCATATCAGGTATCATCCATAACTCGGCTACACCATACCATTGTGGTGATACACCAAAGCATAATACAGGCTTTCCACCATCTAATACTGTATATCCATAGCCAGTTTGGGCGGCAAAGTCTAAGAACTCTGCATAGTTTGGCATTTCTGTTAGGTGTTTTCGGTCGTGTTCATGGAGATCCATGATGTTTAGTAGGTATGATTTGAATGGAACAACAGATAAATTAGTACCTTGTGTACCAAATAAGTACTCTAGTGTCTGCTCATTCATGTTCTTTTAGCCTCATTGCTATCTCTTTCCATAATGCCCAGTCCATATACACACCTGGCTGGTCATAATCTTCTACTAGGATAAGCAAATCAGCAGAACCTTTCCACTTCTTTATGGTTGCAAACCCTCCCCCATTCTTTCGTGCCTTTACTTCGCATACCAATCCACCGATTAAATCTACTGTTACATCATGTGGAAAGTCTCGTATTGCTCCTGATAAGGGTTGCCTTCTGGCATTGATGTCCATAGCTTGGAACATCTTTACTATTTTATTTTCTACTCTTGTACCTTTACGTTTGGCTGAACTTGTCATCTAATATCTCTTTGATTCTTATATATGCTTTTTGTAATTGTTCTTGTAACAATCTTACATTGTCCTTTAATAGTTCTATTTCTAATTCTAGGACTTCTTTGCTTTTCTGTTTACTTGTCATGCAAATATATCAAAATCCGTATTCGCTACTGATTGTTTGAATTGTGGATTATGTCCCCTCGTTAATTGTTTATGTTCACCACCCCCTAATACCAGATACATATAAGCATCACCAACGTGGGAATGGTCGTTCTTGTTTGGCGTATCACGATAACGTTCTCCACCAGATATTTGAACCCTTTTAAAATGGTATCCACCAGATAATGCTTTCCTTAAACGCTGGCACTTCTTGTCAATAAGCAATCCAGGTTTACCTTCAATTAAGCGGTTCATTGGCATAGCACCAGCTTCACGTCTCACTCGAAAGTCGTTACTTGCTGTTGGTCGTGCCAGTAATCCTATTGACTTTAGATGGTCAAAGGATGTTACCTCATAGATCTGATCCCTTTGCATACCAGCAGGGTCTCCCCATACTAATACTTCGTACTTCGGAAACTTAGTAGCCAGTTCGGATTTGAGCATAGAACCAAAACGTTCTAGTCCCATATCGAATGTTACCAGTTCGTGATAGACTTGCCACCTTCCGTTCTTGAGCTTTTGTCCAAATATAGCCGCTGGTGTCAAACCAAAGTCAACACCGACTTGTACTGGGAGGTTTGGATCTGGCTCCAGGAAATCTTCGGACATGATGTTGTCATCGTATTCGTTCATGACAGGTTTACCTTCTTGTACATAGGTATATAATCCCTGTGCATAGCAACGTATCCAGTCGGAGTTCTTTCCTAGGAGTGTTTGTTCATAGTACCCAGTGGGCAGGTTTTTTCTGTTTTCTGCGTTAGGGTTAGTTGCCCACCAGGTATTTGCTGAGAATACAAAACCATTTGCTTCTGGATTCTCTGGCAACTCGTCAGTCTTACATTCCTCTACAGCACCTGGCTGTTTAAAGAATGTCCACTTATATTTTCCAGTCATCTTTTCTTTTTCAGATAACCGATACCACCAATGGTCATCATCCATAGGGTTGGTATCCATAATAATTCCACGCCAAGGCGTAGCTCCACCATCCGATAGAGTAGGGTATCTACCTACCCTGTGTGTTAACCCATCAATAACCGCCTTGGGTAATTCTCGTGCCTCGTTCACCCATGCCCCTGTCAACTCCATGGATAAAAGTTTACGGACATCTTTGGGTTGGTCGAGTGCAAGGAATATGACTTCGCAGTCTATACCTGGAGCATTGTCTCGTGATGGTAGCTTGATATGATGGGTTAGCGGAGGAGACCAACGGAAAGGTCCCCAGATATTCTCAGGAAACAACTCTTGCCATGTCTTAATGGTTGTTGTTCTTAATTCAGGATATGAGTTTCTTACAACTACAAACCTACTATATTTGATTCCATCTCTTGGTGATGGTACTTGACTGACTGCTTTTAACATAATCTCAGCGGCACAAGCATAAGACTTACCGCTACCTACTGGTCCCATAATCCCCCTGACAAATGATTTATCCTGCAGGAACTTCCATACAGTAGGGGAAGTGGTGAAGTCTAGGTTCAGATTTGTTATTGGACTGGTCATTGCATTTCATTCAGTATATGTTTTATTACTTCTATTGTCCACCCATTCCCAATCATCTTGTATCGTTGGGTATTTGATACACCCTCTGTATAGTTGTCAGGTAGTGTTTGTAGTCGTTCACATTCTAATGGTGTCAGCTTACGATACTGTAATCCTTTCAGCATTACTTTAGGTATTGAGGATGCACCTGAGGTTAATGTATTAGAAGGTTTGTTTGGTTTTCTAATTCTATCTTGTTGTTGGTTAGGATATGCGCCCTCTCTATTTAACTGATAATAGTTCTCAGTATCTCTAATGGAAACTTTTGGTTGGGTGTTTCCGCCTTGCATTGTGGTTAATGCAGGACTCTTACCATCAGAACTGTATATTCTTTTAATCATATCGTGTCCGTTTATATCCGATGCATTGCCGACTTGGATTGGTTTGCTGACAATATAACTGCCATCTGTAGGTTCTTTATGGTAACCTGCCACTACTGTACCAATCTTATTAGAATCTTCGTCATAGAAGAATCCCTTACCTCTAGGAGAATTTAAAACTCTATCAACCTTGCACTTGATATTTTA